TTATTGGATTTGAAGCGCGCCGTTCTGATCTGACTTAAGGTGCAGCTCACCCTCATACATGCTGCCGTCAGCTGTCAGGTGGTAAAGTTCTTTTTTCCAAATCACCCACTGGTCTTTTGCCATTTTCCCGGCATTGTCTAAATAATACCACTTTCCGTCACTTCCGGTTTTCCAGGTATCTTTCACCATATATCCGGCTTCATTAAACCAGTACCAGGTATCTCCATCCTGATACCAGTCATTTTTCACATAATCTCCTGTATTCCCTAAATAAAATCTCCAGCCGTTTTCCTCTTCCACCCAGCCGGATTTTACTTCTGCTGCGGATAAAAGGGAATCCTTAAAATCTTCCCAGGTGTGAATGGTGTTGTTGTATACGTAAGGATTGGGGCAGATTTTACCGGTCACATCGTAATGACGGATTACGTGATCTTCTCTGATTCCGTATTGTTCCATCAGCTGCTTAGTCAGTTTCTTTGCTGAAGCGACGGTTGCGTCTTCAAAATACCAGTCTCTGCTAGTGTCGGACTGGCTGCCTTTGTTTCTGACACACAGCTCGATACCAATGCTGTTGCTGTTGCGGCAATCGGGATGGATATAGGTTTTGGCTCCGCAGTGCCATGCGATATTTTTGTCTTCAACGGACTGCCAGATTTCTCCGGAAAATCCTACAAAGTAGTGGGCGCTGGCGCCTACGTACTGGGAGGCATAGTATTTACAGTTTGCTTCTGCGCCTCCCAGCGCTCCTACATAATGAATTACGATATATTTAATACGGCTTAACTCGCCGTTACTGTAGTTATATGGGGTTAGAAGTTTGTTTATTTCCACTTATATCCCCTCCCTTCTTCCCGAGAATCCCATGTCATCTGCATCAAAGGATTCCCGGAAACGTTCAATTTCTGTATAATCGGAATTTTTTAGATTTTCCTGTATTCCAAGTAGTTCGATGTTGCTCATGTCTTTGGTTGATTCGCTTTTTACCATAGATATCACCTTGTCCCTTTCTATTTATCATATGAAGAAAAGGGGGGAAATGTCACGGGGCGGTGTACTTGGTAAGATTTTAGGTGCGGTCGGGAAGCTCGTCGGTGTACTGTGAGAGGAACTTCTTTATGGCTTCCCATATGTGTTTTACGGGTAGACCGCATAATGTCATGTTTTTTAAAATACTAACCAGTTCGTATGCTATGTATAGTAGGCCAAAGAACTCAGCTACTCCAATTGCCTTAACTGGCAGATAGGACCGGATTGCTTCCGGAATAAAACCAATTAGGTTTAGGTGCACGATTTGGTCAAGTACCAAGAGGAATGCAAGAGAAGCTACCATGGATATTTTACGGATGGCTCCGTCTATTCCAAAACAGCTGTTAAATTTATGCTCCTTTATTGCTCTGATGCAGCCGAAGCATGTGTCCATTACTACTGCTAAAATGACCAGTTTAATTATTGGGCTGCCCCATGCCAGGGCAAGCAGTTCTGTAATTCTATCCATTTTCATTATCCTCACTCTTCCTTATATTCTTTTCCGGTGATCTCCTGGTACTCCGCTGCCGTAATCCATTTATCTACTGCATTAACCACCCAGCTTAAGGGCCATAATTTAGCATCATAAAATCGCTTTACCTTCTCAAAGTTTTTACTCATGATTCACCTCCGCTTCTATTCCCGATATCATTGACAGATACTCTATCTGAGCATTGAGTGCCTGTACCTGCTTCTGGGAATCTTCGTACTGTTTCTGGATTAGCATAAGTGTCTTATGGTCCACAAATGGATAACAGGCATATCCAATAAAAAATTTGCTACCACTATCATCTGTCTTGTATAACAGTTCTCCTGTCTTTTCATTTCTTGCATTGCTCCCATCTTCGTTAAACAGGAACTCATATTGAGGTTCATATTTATAACCTTGAATGCAGGCGTCACAAAGTGTACCAAATAGCTCATTTCGTGATTGTTCAACATCGAACACAAAACAATAATCAAGGAATGAATCTATGGATAAAATTTCATAGTTACTATTAGTATATATTTTCATTAATATTCTCCTTTTAGCTTAACCAGATACGGTATATTGCACCATGTGCATTACCTAAATGCAAATCTAATTGCCCAAATACATTAGCTGCAATTAATGGTATGGACACAGTATAATCACCGTTCCTTTTTCCAGGAGTGATTCCACCTAAAGAACGGTTAGCAAAACTTATAGAATATACCAAATCCATGCCTATACTATATCCTTGAATATTTAAATAATTAAATCCTACTAAATTAATATTATCAGCAGAACGTATGGTTGGAGAACCTGTTATAGTCATTTGCCCGGCATCAAAAAATATTCTATCAGTATTAACACCGCTCCAATTTTTCACATTATTGCCACGGATATATAAATCTGTAATAATAGGAACATATCCCTCCCATGTACCAACAACTCCACCAATGTTTACTCCCTTTTTTATATTTCCTGCAACATAATTTGTTAGATTATATCGTATCCAATTTACACCGTTTAGGTAATGTCCATTACGAACACCTAGAAAAATTTCTCCACCTCCCCAAGTTGACCAATTTGTAGCCCACGCTCTATCCGCAGCCTCGTCTGCTCCTTGGATAGGTATATTTCCATTCACTCTTTGACCATTTACCCACCCATTATATCCTGTTAACATCTGTCCCGATGAAGCATTTCCCGGTGTTTGACTTGCCAGGGTGTTAGCAGTAACCTTTCCAGAGCCATTATGATATCCGCCAGGAATGGTATAATTCCCGCCTGCATTAAGTGATACTGAAACAGAACCAACGTTTTGCATTGTACCTGTACGCCTTATTTTTACATCTTTATTATAATAGGTCTTTTTATCGAGAACCTGACTATCTGTTGCATCTCCAGTCAGTTCTAAGGTTCCTTCGAACGCTTCATCATCAGAATCATTTGTAATGGCTGTATAACCCTTTAATAACTCTGCCCTTGTAGCTGTACACTCATCAGATCCGCCCCCTGCGCCTCCAACTCCTGAAATACTCACTTTACCCATTTGCGCTCACTCCTCTCAGATATACACTAAAATCTTCTGTTGGCTTCTTTTCTCCGCAAAAGAACGTCACATACCCTTCTTCTGTCTCCCCGTAAGTTATCATCCCGGTCATTTTTCTTCGAAGCCTTACAGCTGCAGCATCCAGATTTTTAGGTGTACAAGGGCTTAATACCGGATTGTTAGTTGCTTTCAATCCTGCCACCGCCACTCTTTGGCTGTAAGGAGCCGTATCGCTCCAGCCAGAAGCCGGAATACTTACCTCTATTAACTGTTCATGCTGTTCCTGAACCATCTTATTATAAAATGTATTATTAAAAAGCTGTTCAATTTCAACCGCCATCTCCTGGCCATCTGCCAGCGTATCCCTATCCCATTTACGAATTTCAGCCGTATATTCCGGCGGATTCTTTATATCACAAAACGCCATAGTAAACCTCCTTAAAATATTTCATCCATATCATAGATTTGAGGAATGTCTGCATCTTTCCCTTTTCGCATAAATGTTCGGTATGCAATTAGATCTCCTTCTGCATCAAACAATCCCATTTCTGATATCTCACTTCCGGTCAATTCTCCTTTGTTAAGAGCAGCCGTATAGCGGCAGATTGTTTCCGTCTCATCGGTATAAACATGAGTTTCAATTTCCTTCTTCATCAATTCATTGTAGAGGCCGATTTCATTTCCGGAAGCTGTTTTGGGCTTTCCATTGTCTTCTACTCCTCCATCGCCCCAGGCCATATGAGTAATAATTGGAAGTTTCATATCTCCAGCATGTGCTTTACAGAATTTTTTCCTTCCAGTTAGTGTAATAACTCCATTTGTAATATCTGCCATATTTATCATCCTTTCTATAGAACGGTTAGTCCTCCGTTTAATGATCTGGAATTATCAAGACTCCATTCTGAAGATAATTCATTTAATGTAGCAACCCTGATATTCCCTGTTTTAATTTCACTTTTAACTTCATTTTTTATTCTAAGTGCATTTTTCCCCTCAGATCTTACTTCCACAAATCCAATCACACGAAATCGTTCATCTCTGGATCGATCTACTGGAACCGTATCCATAAACCTCATCTTTCCGTCTGGTAATATATCCTTCGAAACTCTAATTTGAAATTCTTGTACAACAGGATAGAAATCGATTCTTTCATCACTATCATATCCGCTCAGTTTCTTATCAGACAGTTTCCAAAACCCATCCAGACTCAAATAAGGTGTATTTACCCGAGGATAAAATCGGTTACGAAACCGGATCGCATTGTCATAACTAATTTCACATGTAACAATAGAATTTATTATAAATTCTACATATTCAAGCCACGATCTGGCATTTTTATATAACTCTATCTGCCTCTTTATCTCTGATCCATATCCAGGCAGAATTTCATGTTCCCCTACCTGAACCATTGCTTTAAAATGAAAAGGAGCTCCGTCATACTGATACCATTCCTTAATTTCTCCCCCATCAAGCACCGCACTTAAAAATTCTTTGAGCACACCAGGAGTTCCTGATCTCATATACCAGGCGGTTGTCTGTACAATCAACTCTTCTTTTAAAGTCCTTGGCATAGTCTGTTCATAATACTGAGTATTAAGTTCCAATGCCAGAAGATCTAAAACAGCTTCCGGTACTTTTTTAATTTCTCCATATAAATGGCTTGCCTGAGAATACTCCTGTAATTTTTTCATTGCCTGGCTCACGGCATAACTGACCGCTTTCGTCTCAGGAGTAATCAGGTTGTACGGCATAATGTCATTGATTTCACCATGATAAAAATCAATCATCCCGTCTTCCTCCGTAAGTCAAAGTGATTTTATCCGGTACTGCCAGAGCGGAATCAGGTACTTCCGTAAATACTGGCTTTACAATATCAGCCATTTTTACTCCTGTACCCATTATGTGATATAGAAGCTGTGCCGGATTAATATCTCTCCCAACTTTTTTCTGCCACGTTATGTAATTATTGCAGGCGGTTGAAACGGCTTCCTTCATGGTTTCTTCCCTGTCTCTGTCTTCATTGCGGATATAATAGATCAGTTCAATGTTATATTTTATTTCTTCAGGTTTCTTTACAACTACATGATCTGTTAAGGGTCTGATATTGCTATCTGATAAATAAGTTTCCATATTCTTCAAGAAAACATCGTCAGGAATTGTACCATCCGCCATGGTAACATAAATATCCACCTCCCCCGGAGATTCTGAAGTAATACGGCATTCTCCAATTGCAGGGCTAAATGTTTTAACCCAATATTCGTACGCGCGCTCCGGACCGGCAGTGGAATAGCTGACTGGAGATAAATAAATTCTCTCTGCCAGTTCTTCATCATTTTCCCTGTCTGCGCCACCACTGGTCGTCACAATATTTGAAACTTTCATTGTATAAGGCAGCAAATCCGTTAACCACTTAATTTCTCCGGGCAGATAACCGTTTCCTATCGTTCCGCTTTGTTCACACTCAGCTGCTATATCTGTATATAACTGCCCTGACTTTATTTCACTTTTCTTTGTCGTTATAAAATATAAATCAGGGCCTTTTACTCTGGTTCCTTTTGGTATGATTACCGTCCGTTCAACTTTATCCGCCAACGTAAACCGTATCACAGTACGTGCGGGCGCCGCTTCATTTCTTTTTACTTTTTTAAATGCTGCCAGATTGTCCAAGAATTCACCTGTGCTGTATTTCAGCAATCCCATTTTTCCAGCCTTGTCTTCATATTGATACCCCTGATAAATTGCAACCGCACAGGAATACAGAATGAGACGATAAGGGTCGGCCAGTCCCAATGAAACATCTTCACCGGTTAACTCTCTGTACTTCTCTTCATAATCATGGATCAATCTTTCCTGTAAGTCGGAGAAACTTGTATTTTCTATAAAACTGACCTCTGGATAATCAGAAAATCTGCTTTCCATTATATTTCCTCCTTTCCTGCAAAATATATGTGTGGAATAATAGTCCCCTCTATATTCTCAAATGTGATATCTTTTATAGATACTCTTGGTTCATATTTTTCCACTTTACTGGTTACCTCCAGAAAAAACAGGCTTTCTGCTGCTTCCGGAACCTCATCGAGACACCCCCATGAGATTCCGAAATCTCTATCAGCCGGCTGGGATCCAGCTCTTGTTCCCAACAGCGCTTTTAAGTTTCTCTTCAATTCCTCTTCCAGCCTGTCGGACAAACCAGTTATTGATAATTCGTAATTTACCATTTTACCTACCTCACAAATATTCCTGTAAAGTCAACGAAACGCTGGCTCGGTACAATTCTCCGCCTCTTAATACAACCTCCCAGGCTTCCGAACTTTTAGTAATAACCCATTTGTTTTTTCCGACTTTTTTTTTGCCAATTACAAGTGTATTTACTTCCCCTGTCTCAACCATTCTTTCCAGTACTCCCAAAAGATACCTCGGCTTCACACCCAAAGACGCATCCAATGTTATATCAAAACTTATGGTCTGCAGGTCAGGCCCGTTGAATTCACTAAGAGGCTTCTGTCCAATCCGTTCCATGGTATTCCATGATGCTGATATTTCTCTCTTTAAATTCTGAAAAGTAAATACCCGATTGTCATTGACTCTAAAACGCAGACTTCCTAATATACCAATCATTGCGGCAGACTCCTCTCCAATCTTTCCAGTCTGGCTTTTAAATCCAGAATTTCAGTAAGACTTATTGCTCCATTTTCTCCTTCCAGACTGATTTCCTGGGAATGCAATGTAAATGTTCCATTTTGAAGAGATTCATAACTGTTACTATCCATCTCCTTTTTATAGGTTATTTCCCTGGGAGCCTTTCTGACTTCATTCCAGAATCCACCCAATACAACACCTGAACTGGTATCATTAGACAGATGAAGAACAATTACCTGATCATTTACTCTCGGAGTTCTGTACTCCCCCAGGAAATAAAACATTCCCAGCTCTGAAGTCGTACTGTCTCTATCTGGATAATAAACTCTGACCATTCCATTTTCCTGATTTACAGAAGAAATTCTCCCGACTCTGACTACATCATTCATATTTTCTCCTTTCACGGTATGATAAGAGACATACCAGGGTAGATAAAGTAACCGTTCCCAGAGTCCTTCTTTCCCCTCTTTACTGCTTCCGATTCAATAAGATCTCTATTTTTCTGATAAAGATCCTGAGATTTGCTTCCACTTCCATAAAAATGCTTTGCAATACTCCATAAGCTGTCTCCTTTGACAACCGTGTAATTTTCATTGACAGTGTTATCGTTCGTCTGGGCTGTTTCATTTTTTGATTCCACTTCTGAATTTTCACTGTCTCTTGATATACAGCTGAGACTTACCTGCATGTCGTATGATTTACCGGACAAACTGTGAGATACCTTTTCAACAAAATATTTCCCGTCCAGATTACCAAATCCGGATAATTTAACATTGCAGGTTGCGTACAAAGACATTTTGGGTGGGATTGTTAGCTTCATAGTTCTTTCTTTACGGTTAGCATTTCTTAAAATGCTCTCTCCAATCCGTCTGGCATCTGCTTCACTGTCTGCTTTTTGATTGGTTTTATAAAGCCGCTCTTCCGTGCCAACCAGTATTTCAACCGTCTTCTCATTATTTGGATTCGCATAACTTACCTTGGCTCCGGTATAAGTACCCTGTATGGTGCTGTTATATGTCCATTTTGATACCATATCCGGCACAATGGTAAGTACAGGAGATTTCTCAAAATACTGTTTTAAATCCCATATAACCAGCCGGTTGGAATATACTTTAATACCCAGACCGTATTTTTCACATAGATTTTTCAAAAACTCACTGTCTGGCTGCTTGTCCTGTTCCGTTTTTGATACAGCAATATCTTCACTGACTTCAAATATCAGGTCTAAACCATATTTTGTAGCAATTTCATTGGCAATCAGACGAACCGTTGCATTTTCCCATGTCTTTGTATTTTCTGATTCTTTAAATGATGTGTCTACAGGAGCAGAGACTCCATTAATTGTGCAGGAAAAGGGAGGACAGGAGAAAGAGTAATCATCTACTAAAAAAGCTCCGCATACTACTGTCATCTTTTCTCCTTCATAGTTCCAATTCTCAAGAATAATGGAAGGAGACATTTTATCACCCTTTTCCGGAAGCCAGGTTCGGCTCCATTTTAAATCACGGTCGCTTAAGGATATGGAAATGGTGTCTGATTCATCCACTGAATCCTCATAAGAAAAACTTTCTATGTAAGGAGATAAATTGTTCCATATATCAATTCCATTGTAAACTACGCTTAAATACTTTCTTCTTGGATTTCCCGTATGCCACCCCTCCTGTCGCATTTATTTGCTTTTAATTCTCCATTCCGGAAAGCCATTCACTCTCCCCGCCGGAAGTACCGGTGTCTTTAAAGGGACTCCTGCCGGAAATATAAAATAGTTTAAACAGTTAAAATTATTACTCATCAGATAATCTAGATACTTTTCTTCGCCGTATACTTTTTTAGCTGCCAAATCCCAGGTATCACCTTGTTCTGTTACATACTGTTCTGTCATTTTCACCTCCTAAAACGCTACCCGGACTCTCTCTCTTTGAAGTTGTGAAGCCCAATCTTTAAATTGCTCATACGTCATTTGAACCGCTCCTTGTGTTTCTTCTCTGGAGGCATTTTTTCCATTAATATAGATAGTTGGACTGAACACGGGAGCAAATGAGTCGCCACCATTCATATCACTTGAATTGAATGAAGTCATACTCTCATAGATTTTTCCATAGTTGTTTTCTTCATATGCACCAATCAGGCGGCCTGTTTCCTGCCAAAGCATCCTTGATCGTTTTGAATTGTTTATAGGAATTGCCATTTCTGGATATTCTTCCGCAAACCAGGATATTGTAGGGTGACTTATTAATCCGCCTTTTGCATTCTCATCAAACTTTTTCTTTTTAGGTTTTTTTGCGTCACTAATATGATATATTTGATCAAGAAATGGATCTCCTGTAGATAGAACCTGCTGTGATGTCACTTCATTACCTGACGAATCTACAAATTTACCATATGCCATTGGTGCAGAAAAATTATATTTAATTTTTCCATTTACCTCTAATGTACCAAATTTATCGTTAGCAACTGTCACGACATTGTCATACATTCTGCCTATTGCATCAACCACAGCAGGTCCGTTATTATCAATATAGTTTGCTATTTCTTCAGGTATTTCAGCACCTTTTTCTCTTACTTTCTCAATTGCTTCTTTATAGCCAGGATTATCTGAAATATTAAATGCCATCATCTGCCAAATTGCTCTTTTATCTCCTGCCGCTGCGCCTATAAAAGAAGCATCTGATAATTGTTTTGCAACTTCCTCCGGAACTGATTCGCCCCGTTGCATATATCCCTGAACCTTAGTCTGTAAATCATTATAGTCAGATTCCATATCAGCCCAAAGTGCAGATAAATTTTCACTAGTTTCTTTATCCAGATTATTAAAGCCCATGTTTTTCCATAACACATCTGGGTCAAATGACAATCCAGCGTTACCTGTATTGCTAATATCAGCCATTGCATTATCTAATCCGGTTTTCACATTGGGAATAATACTCCTAAATTCATCTTTATAAATATCAGCTACAGATGTGGCTGAGAAACCGATCCGATTTCCCTCATACTCCATCTCCTGCAAATTATATTGGTCCTGAATTTTCTTTTTTCTAACCTCATATTCACCAACAGATATATCTCCCCGCTCAAGCTGCAGTTTTAAGTCTCCAAGGCTCATATCCGTGACTTGCATCAGCTGTTCCCGATTTTCGTCGAGTGTGTCCTTTATTTCTTTCTGTAGATTTTTAAATGTTTCTGGATCCAGATCTTTACCAGAATACTGCATCATAATTCTCTGCAATTTACCTTCAGTTCTTGATTTTATAACCTGGTCTGTTACATCAGAAAGCTCTTTTTGAAGAGATTTAATCATTTCAGCTTCTTTTGAGTCGATTACACCATCAGTTATGGCATTTTTGTATACTTCTCCCAACTGTCTGCCTTTTTCATGGATCTCTGCACCAATTGATTGATATGTAGCATTAAAACTCTCAATTAACTGATTTCCCATATCACTGTCGGATCCAAATAGAGCCTGAACATTTAAATTAGCTGAATACTGGGTTTGCTCGACAATATCCAATGCCCCTTTTACCAATCCATCTATGGTAGAGGATAACTGGTCTTTCTCGCCCTTATCCAGTTCAAATCCCATTCCAACTTTCCATGTAAGTTTGTCTAATTCATCATTGGCACCATTGAAATTACTTGTCAGATCCCTAATCTTATTCAGTTCTCCAAACGCTGCAGATAAATTGTTTAAATTACCATTATCCACAATCCTCTTAGCAGTAGCATCAAGTTCTTCAACAGAAAGTTTTATAGAACCAAACTTTTCAGTAAAATTCTGTTTTACCAGCTTATCATTATGCGCCTTCACTGCCATAGCAATCCCGGTAATTGCCCCTGCCGCCAGACCAAAAGCTGCCAAGGGCCATGCACTCATAAGCGAGGATAATTTTCCTAATACGTCTATACCAGTTTTGGCCATATTGGCCGCTTTAAAAGCCGTAAAAGCAGTCGTAATTCCAACAATTCCTCCTTGGATAGCCTCTGGGTGATCTAATAACCATCCACCCACCGCTTTTATTGGTCCAAAAGCTTTCAACAGTCCATCAGCAAATTCAGTCATAAACCTTCTTGCAGTGGGAATATGGCCTTCCAACGTCTCTCCAAAGCTCTGAAGCCATTGGGTGGCTCCCTGAACAATTATTCTAAGATCATCAGAAATACCGCTGTAAACATCAAGCTTGATCCCTTCATACGCCCCTTTAAAAAGTGACACATCTCCTGCCAGATTATCTATCCGAACATCGGAAAGTTTCTCAGCAGCTCCTTCGCTATTTTCCATAGCATCTTTCAGCCTGATAAATTCCTCATCAGAACCTTCCATCATGGCGAGAAAACCGGCCATGCCGTCTTTACCCGCCAGCCCTGACGCATATTCCTCTTTCTGAGCATCTGATAGACCCGAAAATCCCGATTTTAAATCTGAAAGCATTGTTCCAAGCGGCTTCATCTCTCCTGAGCTGTCTTTTAATGATACAGATAACTTATCCATATAGTTCTGAACCAACTTGGTAGGTTCAGAAAGATGAGTCAGCAAACTTTTCAAAGATTCGCCCGCCGCCTCACCCTGAATTCCTGCATCAGACATTAATCCAACCGCCATTGCCGTATCTTCAACGCTGTAACCAAATGCAGATGCTGCCGGTGCTGCTCCTTGAAGTGCCTTTCCCATCATATCCAGACTGGTGTTTGTGCTTATAGAAGCTTGAGCCAGAACATCAATCATCCGCGCAGAATCGTTGGCCTGAAGTCCAAACGCCCCCATGGTGTCAGTAACAGTCCCCGATACACTTCCTAAATCTTCTCCAAAGGCTGCCGTAAGATTCATAACTCCTGGCAGCCCTTTAAACATATCCTCTGTTTTCCATCCCAGTGTGTTACCGCAAAGGCTTTTTATCCTCTGCTTCTTACAGTTTCCTGTAAGCTCAGCATACATCTTCACCCTCGTTTTACGTTAGGTTTGATAGCGGCTAACTATCTCAGACTGCCCTTTAAGACAACCGTGCCAGAGACTCGTGGGAGTTTTTTTGCTCTCAAAACGCTCAACTCCTATGCGTTACAAAAACTGCCTGATACGCAGTTCTCTCGGTATTAACATGACTGTAGTCTGTATCTCCTGCAATTTTAGTCTTCACCGATTTTCCCCAGTATGCACTGAATCTTTCAATTCAGCCGACCTATTATTAAGCCAAAGCCAAACGCTCCAATTCCTTACCAGCCTCCTGGGCAGAAAAACCTGTTGTTTCTCCCATTTTTCTGGCTACTGAATCAAGGCGCTCCATTTCAGAGGAAGAAGCTTTTGTTATTGTTTTAACGGAGCTCATTTGAGCCTCAAACCCTAAACCTGCAGTGACAGATTCTTTTAGAAAATCTGTGGTTTTTCCAATAGCAATTGAACTTCCCGCTGCCACAGTACTAAAGAACTGATCGGAGGCCTTTCCAAGGGTTTTAATTGCCTTCTCTCTTTTTTGCCCAGCAGTTTCTTCTGCTTCCTTTACTGCTATCTCAATTTTGCGCTCCAGCTGATCAATATTTTTACCAGCATCCTGAACAGCAGCATCTAAAGACTTGTTTAATGTATTTTGAATTTTCACATTCATTTCATACTTTTTTTCTGCTATATTTCTCACCTCACACTTCTTTCCCTGTTCTCCTCCCTGGCTGTTTCTGCCACATCCTTAATAAGTCTGGCAGCCTGGCTCAATGGAAGGGAAAAATAAAACTCCGGGCCGGCCTTCGTATACCGGCCCGCAAATATAAATGCTTTATTAACCTTACGGATATCTTCTGCGCAGCTTATCCCTCGAGGAAGAAAAAACGATACACCCGATTCTTCACTTTAACAGAATCTCCAGCCTTTAAAATATAAAAGAGTTCGATAGGAAAGCCAGTCACCTTGGAAGCAATAATCTGTGCAAAAAGAAGAGTTGCTTCCTGCATGATAATACCGTTTCCTCCCATATTGGCGTAAAGATCGTAAACTGAGTTTAAATCCCTGCCTGTAAGCGATTCCATTCCCGTCAAATCAAGGCTTTCCACACGGATTCCCTGATATTCCACTGGCTCCTTTAATTTTATTTTCAGCCATTCCTGATTTGAAACCGCCTCGTTATCCTTTAAAACCTTTTTCTCTTTTTCCATGATTTTTCTCCTTAGCACATCTCTCTTACTTCGCTTAATACATCGTTACCATTTACAACATAGATCCCGTTTAACTTGTCTATCTCCAGCACCGTTTTCCCATCCAGTACGATCTTGTAATAGCTTAAACCAAGTGTTACACTTGAACTCATCTTTGCGCCCGATTTCATAGAGCCAGGTGCGAACTTCTTTACCACTCCACGAACGGAAATGGATACCGGTTTATACCCTACACTGCCGTCTCCTCCATCCATGCCCTGAAGTGCACCGTTTAAGGTAATGTCTGCTGTCTGAGTGGGATCCATTAAAGAGAACACGTCCTTGCACAAAGACAGAAACGGTATCTCCATCTCCATATCGTCTACCAATCCAATCACTGGAACCGCCATAGTTCCGCCTACCCCTGCACCTTCAAGGCTGTCTGTTTTATTTGTAATCTCCGGAAGTTTTACCTCTTCGGCAGTTCCAATCAATTCCTTACCGCCTCTATATACTGTATATCTGTTAATTAAATGTAGTTTTAACATATTATTCTTCCTCCGCTTTCATTGCATTTTCAAAAGCTGTTACGTCAAATTCTTCTATTGCCAGTATGTACTCTGCCGGCGTATAAGGAGCAAAATGAATTCTGATCTTCATATGTCCTGCCAGCACATCTTCCAGCGTATTTTCATCATTGCGGTATTCTGCGTACAGACCGGCGCACATACCGGCAGCCATTAAACTGTTGCCCCATATATTAAAGCTGTTGATAATGTCATCTACCATTCTCCGGTTCATTCCTTCATCAAGTCTTGCTCTGTAGACAGTGATAAAATAATTTGCAATGAAATCAAACATTCTGCGACAGCCAATCCAACGGTCTTTTGGATCATCGTTACCAGGATAACATCCGGTATTATTGCCAAATGATCTCCAACCGTTATCATGAAACGCGGTTACAATTCCATATCCGTTTAATTCTCCTGCCTGAACCTGATCAAGATAAACCTCTTTTCCATTGGAAAGCACCGCCCCATCAATATTTAAAAGCTTATTTGATGGATAAATATAAGGAACATCACCATTCGTTACCGTATAATAACTCATCATTGCTCCATAGACGGAAGAATAATGATAGGTTTTACCTGCTTTCGTCACCTTTGGCCATAATACGACAGAGTGCTTTTCGTCATATCCCATTTCCTTCTTAGCCACAAGGCAGTCCATATACTTACTGGCTTTTTCTGTATCTAAGTCTAACAGGCACATTGCTCTGAAAATACCGCTGATTCCTTCACATTTTGATTGAAGAGCTGCACCCACGTTTGCCTTTTGTGACCAGCCAGGAGCCAGAAGAACGCCTGGTACCAGTCCATATCTTGGGTAAATCTGACGCAAAGTTTCCAAACCGGTCTCTTCTCCAGTCTCAACATTATATGAACCGATCACATCTTCTTCTGTCACCATTTCTGGAGCAATAACATGAAATGAAATCTTTAATTCCTCGGCGTCATAGACAATACCGGAACGCAGCAAAGTAACGATTAAATTTCCTGCTTCATCAAAATCCATAATAAAATCTGCATTCTCAGCAAGCTGCTTTACTGACTCCTCCTGTTTCACAGTGATCCTGACAGTATCCTTTAATACACCGTCTGTTTTTAAAGTAATCTGATGATTCTTTACCGGATACAAGGTCTCGTCCACATTTTTAAAGTGCCTTTTTGCATCAAGTACATTAATAAAAATCACCGGCGATACCTGAAACAGCTTAAAGCTTGCATACATGCTTTCGCAAAGCGTATATTTTTTCCAATCATCGCTATATCCAAACAGCCTTGCTGCAGCTTCAAAACTATCTACTTTGACCGGAACATTTACCATAGCATAGGGATCTGCTGCTAAATTCACCGGTGAGGTGCCGCACACAACCTGCACTCCATAACGGGTTGATAACGGGGTTGGAAATGATGTTTTATTTTCAATTACTTCAATACCATGTTTATATGACATATTATTTTTTCCTCCTGATATTTTCTGCTTTCCGGTACAGCGTATTTAAATTATTATCTGGTTTCCGGATGTTCTTTTTTGCTTCCGCCAGTAACTCTGGCGGCACCATTAACTCATTAATAAACGGATGTGTGTTTAGTAGTTCTGTGAGTCTGGGGGGAAATCCGCCACGAAATGATGCCCCGTTCCTTACAATCTGATCCATTGATGGGCCTACATAAATCAACGCTTCGTTTTCGTTCATAAAATTCCTCCTGACTCCAGTTCTGGCATATTCCAAAACATTTCAATTTCTCCTGTAAAATAAGAAGGAGTGACTTTTTTTGGAAAGCTTATGTTTATTGCTCGTTCACACCAGAAAGATTGTAAAAAGGGATCAGTTAAAAATCTGTGGGTAATTTTCTCAATTGCTGTTGTCAAAAGATAAAATCCATCTTTTTGGGATCTGCAAATATTGATCTCCAATACTACACTTCCTAGATTTTTATCGTCGGCATCTTTTTTTCTATATTCCACCCGATCCAGTCTGACCAGAAAATACGGAAGGATTACTTCCTTATCCTGTAATAGTAAGTCCTGTCCGGGTAGTCCGTTAAAATCTGCCGCTTGTGGATATCCGAATATTTCTGTATCCCTCCCATTTGAATCAAGAAAGGTCATATTCTTTAACAGTTCTTTTGTTTCATTCATTAAAAGCTTTTGCAATTCATTAAATGTCACAATTTAACTCAACCTCCTTTCTATCCATTGTAGTCTTTTTGTCTACATTATCATTAAAAAAAATATCACTAATTTCTTCCAACGATGTAATCCCAAGCAACTCACACAGCACTTTAATCTCACCCGCCTTAAACTGACTCTTATTCCACAGTTTCCTCCGAAACCCATAGCTGGACAAGTGAAGTCTGTCCGCAATCCACCCCTTTTTCAGCCCGGATTTTTTTATCAACTCATTTAACCGAACCGTATTGGTCATCCTCTCCTCCTTTCTTGTAGTCTTTTTGTCTACATCATCATCATACTCCTTCGTTTCCTTTTTGTCAACACGTTTCTCAATTTTTGTTGAAAGTAATTCTACTCCGTGTTATAATGCTGTCATGGAGGTGGTCCAATGGATATCGGTCAGATTATAAAACAAAGACGTGAGGAATTGGGAATGTCTCAGGAAGAGCTTGCGAATAAGGCAGGTTACAAATCCCGTTCTTCCATCAATAAGATAGAGGTAGACGGCAGAGGCCTTCCCCAGTCTAAAATTACCGCAATCGCAAAAGCACTGAGAACAACACCGGCTTCCCTCATGGGCTGGGAGGAAACAGATGTTTTTGCGCTGGATCATGAAAACAGCTGTTTCGGAGAGTCAGCAAGAGAAATGCTCAGTAATTTTCAAAAGCTCAATGAAAGCGGACAAAAAGAGGCGTTAAAACGGGTCAGTGAGATGGTGCACATCCCCCAATATACAAAAGCGGACCCGGTTGTCCGGCCTTTGCATCCTGATTCCAGATCTTATTTACAGCCGGTAGCGGCTCATGAGCGGACGGATATTGAAGTGACTGAGGAAATGAGACAGCATGATGATGCCTTTTTCGATGAATAAGGAATAAAATTCGTTGAGGTGATTTATTTGAATTATGACATATTATTAGAGGAAGCAGACTCTGACGGAATCATGATTAAAGAGAAACCATTAATTGGTAATGACGGACGGATCCGGGGCGATCAAATCCTCATCCGGCAGAACATGTCCGGCTGTCAGAAAGCCTGCGTACTGGCTGAAGAACTTGGACATTATTACACCACTGCCGGAGATATACTGGATCAGTCTGTTGTTTCTAACAGGAAACAGGAACGCACTGCACGCTTATGGGCTTATAACAAAATGATCACGTTGGAAAAGCTGGTTGCCGCGAAAGAAGCCGGCTGCAGAAACAGCTTTGAGATCGCGGAACATTTAGAGGTTACGGAAGAATTTCTGTTGGAAGCACTGGAATGCTATCGTACAAAATATGAGAAGGGGCTGCAAAAGGACAACTATTTAATTCTTTTTGAACCGTTTAATATTTATAAAATGGCAGAATAATTTTTTTCTTATCTTAATGTCACCTCATGCATCATATATTATCCAGAGGTGATGAACTATGCAGTCCTGCGAACTGGTAACACTTGTGTCATCCATTGCCTGCTGTCTTGCACAAGGGCGGACAGCTGACGAAATTGCACTCCTCAGCTGTATTTTTAACCAACTGGGCGATACCCTGGAGACAATTGCAGCCCACCAGGCTCTCTGTTGCGGCAATGATAAAAATGGCAATATTAATGATGATATATTTTTTGGCTTTCAAAGTGAAAGAAGACGGGAGCGATAA